TACATATCCAAATTCATTAAGTGCGAAATTCTGAGTAGCAACACCAATAAAATATTCGGGAATGTAACCAGCCGATGACATGTTGTTACGTGCGGCAAGAATATGTTCACCAGAAACACCAGCAAACATGACAGCTTCGCCATCAGAAATTGCTTCGCTTGCTTTAACTTTAATGTATTGTTCTTGACCGACTTGTAGTGTGACTCCATTCGCCATGCCAATGTCAACAGTTAAGTCTGCGGCATTCCATGCCATTTGTCCAGTTGTTACTGTGTTGGCAGATGTGAGATCAAATGCAAGTGTCGTGGTTGTCATACCACGGGTTGTAGTATTTCCTGCTGTAGTTACTTGCTGTAGAGTTGAAACATTACCGCTAAGTGTGTTAGCGTAATCGTATGCGGCTTGTGCTAATGAGTTTGCTGAATTGGCTTGTGCATATGCGTTATTTGCAGTAGACCAAACTAGATTAACTGTAGTGTTAGTTGCATAACCAGAAAGACTTGGAACAACAATAGTGTTAGCATAATCATAAGCGGCTTGTGCTTTTACATCGGCATTAGATGCATTTGTAGTTGCTGTGTTGGCTTGTGCATATGCTGTGTTTGCTCTACTGAATGCATTTGTTGCTAGAGTATTTGCTTCAATCGCTCTAATCAACGCACTAGATGCTTGAGCGACTCCAGCATTTGCTTGTGCAAAAGCAGATACTGCAATAGAGTTTGCTGTAGCGGCATTTGATGTTGCTGTGTTTGCTTGATTGAATGCGCTGTTCGCTTGACTTCTAGCAAATGGATCAATCTGTGTATCGCTTACAATCGTATTAGCAAAGTTATATGCGGCTTGAGCAATATTGGTAGCAGTATTTGCTTGATTGAATGCAGAATTTGTGGTAGACCAAATTAAATTAACGGTTGTATTAACTGCATATCCAGTTAAGTCTGTATTGCCACCGCTAGTAGATGTTCCTGTTGGACCAAACTCTACCCAAAGAGGACTTGATGTATTTCCAAAATTGTAATATACAACTGCGCTGTCAGTATTAGCCCAAAAATCATTTGTGTTTGCCGTAGCTGGCGCTGTGTTCTGACTGAATGTATATGACTTAGTGTTTGCTGTGGCGAATGCACTATTGGCAATAGAACGTGCTAAGTTATCTGTTCCAGCCGCACCACCAGTATTCGCTTTTGCAAAAGCTGATTGTGCAACGTCAAGTGCAGTATTGGCTTGTTCGTATGAATTGTTAGCAGTTGACCAAACTAGATTGAGAGTCGTGTTAACTGCATAACCAGCAAGACTAATTGTATTTGCATAATTGTATGCCGCTTGTGCTAATGCAGTTCCAGTATTAGCTTGAATGTATGATGCGTTAGCTGTAGAGAATGCGCTATTCGCTTGACTTCTAGCAAATGGATCAATATCACCACTTTGCTGATTGAGTGCGGAATTTGCAGTTGCCCAAGCAGAGTTAGCAGTAACATATGCTAAGTTTGCTGTGTACCAAGCAGAGTTTGCTGTTGTTCTTGCTGTCGTATCTAGTGTACCGGATTCTAATGCTAATGTGTTTGCATAATTGTATGCGGCATTCGCTTGGTCTCTAGCCCATTGGTCAGTACCATCGCCGCCGCCTTGTTCTACAAATTTAAACTTGGCGTTTGCTGAATCGTATGATAGAACATAGCCATCTGTAATACTGTCTCTATCAACGTCATCTAAGTAACGTAGATTTACTTCACCAGAGCCAGTTGCTTTCCACGCATCGTTTGGACCACTCTTAAGTATAGCCGCATTGACTCTTGTTTTAAATGCGTTAACATCTTTCTGAACGTTCTCAATGAACTTCTGAAACTTTTCTTCAACGGGTTTTATGTCTCCGTCTTTACCATCTTTACCTGCCAAACCTTGAATACCCTGTGGCCCGACTTCTCCTCTGACGCCAGCAGGCCCTTGAATTCCAGGTTGTCCGTCTTGTCCACGCTCTCCTCGTTCCCCTCGCTCACCCTTTTCTCCAGTGTCACCCTTGGCACCACGCTCACCTTGAATTCCCTGTTGCCCGGTGAGTCCAATGGGACCAATTTCGCCTGCTTTTCCATCTCTTCCGTCCAGACCATTTTTGCCATCTTCGCCCCTATCGCCCTTAGGACCTTGTTGACCAGCTTCGCCTGCTATTCCTTGCGGACCAATTTCGCCCGTGTCTCCCTTGTCGCCTTTTATTCCCTGCGGACCTTCGGGCCCGATTTCTCCCTGAGGACCGATATCGCCTTTTTCGCCACGTTCCCCAACATCGCCTTTGTCGCCCTTAGAACCCTGTGCGCCAGTTGCACCAAGGGCTCCACGTGGGCCGACTGGACCAGGAACTTGTTCAACGATTACTTCTGTTGTTTTCTTTTCTAGAAGAGATACAAATTCTGTTTTAAGTTTTTGTATCTCTTGTCTTGTGTATGCTACAGATGTTGCAACAGAAACTGCTTCGCTGAGAGTGCCGCTAAGATTAGTTTCCTTCTTTGTCACCCTTGGCCTCTTCAACTAGTGTACCAAAAAATGCAGTCATAGACTTAGCCAATTCTCTTTGGTCTTCGTCATCAATTATTCTAGTTTCAGTTTCTTCTTTTTTTACGCTAACAACAAGCTGTTGTGGTGCTGGTGCTGGTGGTGCAACTGGAGCTTCGTCAGCGACAGGTGATTCTTCACCATCCATGTTTGCTTTTTCTTCTTCCATCTCTTCATCCATCTGCTTAATGTCATCTTCACTCTGCTGTAGAATGTTTTTTCTGATATAACCAATGGAGAAATACTTGCCAACGTATCCGTCAATGTCTGAAAGAATACTCAAACGCTCTTTCATAATTTCAACGTTCTTCAACTCTGCAAAGTGTGCGTCAGACTGATAGTCATAGCTAATCTGTTCTTGCATTTGTTGCCACTCTTTGCGAGTGCATACACCTTTAAGAAGCAATTGTGTTTCAAGCATCTTGTCGAATATGTGAGAGAATCTTAGACGCAATCTTGAAATGAACTTACCGAACTTCAATTCATCTCTAGTGATTTCTGAAGCACGACCTAAAGAGAATCCGTTGTCAGCTTCTAAGCGTGACACTGGAACATTCAATGACTTGAACATTTTCTTTTGGAAGTATAGTACGTCATCAATCTCACCCAAGTTTTGTCCACCTTGTAGTGTAGTAATCTCTGTACCTTTACCACCTTCTCTACGTGGCAACCAGAAGTCTTCTAACATTGTTTGGAATCTTCTATCGTCACGAATCTCACCAGTCTGTGCATCATAGACAAGTTTGTTCTTGTACTTCTGCATGACTTCACGTAAGTATTGTTCAGCCTTCATCTTAGGCAAGTTACCTACGTCAATGTAAAAGATTCTACGTTCTGGTGCCCTTGAAATACGATAGATAACTGTCGCATCTTCAAGCATACGTAATTGATTGAGTGGTTTGATTGCTTTGTGTAAGTGTGATACAATTACTTTGCCATCTTTGTCTGTGATGCCAGAGTTTGTATAGCAGACTGCATCAACTGCAATCTTGATACCTTGAGAACCATCTCTAGCAAAACCTTTATCAGAGTAGATAAAGTATTCGTGGTATTTTTGTGTAACGTCTGCTGTGTTTCCACGATTGTCTTTTCGTTTGTCTTCACGAACTTTACGAATCTTACGTGGGTCGATGTAACGAACTTCTTTCAATCCTGCTCTAGGATTCTTTTCGTCAATCAACATGTGATAATACAATCGACCATCAACATACCATCTACGAAAGATATCGTAGCCTTGGTTATTGAAGTCGAGTAGCTTCATAACATAGTAGAATTCATCACGAATTTTTTTCTTGATTGATTCTGGTTGTTCAAGTTTATCTAAGATGATTTGAACTGGATAGTCACCATCTTCGAACACCAGAGACTCATTAACAATATCTTCAATAGCGGCATCACATTCGGGCTGAAGTGCCATCTCACGATATTTTTTAATTAAGTCTGCATCTGTTCTTATCTGTCCCTCAAGGTCCATGTAAGTACCATAGACACCACCGCCTGAGATTGCTACTGAGCCATCGTCATCGGTTTGTGGAACAAACGATTTTAACTGTTCTGCTTCAACATCATCTTTACCAATCTTATATCCAAAAAGTTTTATCGCCATATATGTTCTCTCTAAAAAGAAATGGGGGCGTAATAGCCCCCATTGTTGCAACTATTACGCAATTATTTATGTTGCGTAAATTTCATTCAATTTAGAAATTTATGTTGATAATGTCATATCACTTGCATTAGCAAAGGAATCTGTTGCATTCCCTGCTTGGAGATAGTGATATTGGAAATTTACTGTAAATTCTGATAGCGTGTCTGTGCTGTCAAAAGACAAATCAATTGCGCTAACGTCTGTCGGAAACGCATCGTTCAATTTGTACTGTCTAGAAACTGTGTTATCACCTTTTAAGTGTACACAAGTAATGTCTTTATAGTAATCTTGAACTGTTGCTTTTGTTTGCGAATCGTAATTTCCTTTTGAAATCAAGTTTACCCAAGCACTAAATGCACGGCGTATTGATTGATTCTCATCATTGATAATTGTAACTGTCCAATCAGCAAATGTTCTGTCACCAGGAATCTTAATTCTTCTGCCTGCTCTGAATGGAACTTCAATAGTGCCTACAGTAAAACCAGGAACTGCCGCAGCCTTACAGAGAACTTTAACTGTACCTGTTGCGTCTGTAGGTAAATCAGCAGAAGCAATTAATGATGGAAATGGAATGTTAATTTCAAATAGATTCGCTCTTGCGCCTCTATTTAAAGCGGTTTTTAATTGTGTTAGTGTTGCGAATGACATTTTTATTATCCTTTAGTTTGTACTGGAATAGTAACATCGCCTTCAAAACCATTTTCAAAGTAGTCGTATGTCCAAGTTACAGTAAAGTCTTCAACTGCGTCAGTCGTGTCGTAAGACAAGTCGATTGCAGAAATGTCACTAGGCCAGCAATTTACTAATCTATATCCTCCTGCTACAACTGAAGTTCCGTCTTCTTTTAATTGATAGATTTGAACTGTGCCGTAGAGTCCATCAGAATCAGTTCCGCCTGTTTTAGCGGATCTGTTTCCTAAAGTGCTTGTGATTTCGAAATTAGTTTTAACGATATCATTCTGCCACTTTTCCATTACGCTACGAATCTTAAAGTTTTCGTCATTTAAAATAGTTGAAGTCCACTCAGCGAATGTTCTATCTCCACCCATCTTCAATCTACGGCCGCCATTCATTGGGATTTCAATTGTTCCCAATGTAGCTGACGGCAACGATCCTGATCTGCACAAATACTCAAAACTTGCCACATCGTAACCACTCGCTCTTGGCGGTGTTACTTGAACCTTGAACAAATTCGGTCTAGAGCCGGCTCCTAAAGCCGCTCTAAACTTTGTTACTGAAAATTCTGCCATTTTATTCTCCTTTTTTGTTTTCTGTAATTATTTATCCTGCGATTTCATTAAATGTAGCAGTACCTCTTACAGACACAAAATTAAGTTGAATGAAGTTAACAGAGCGAACAGGTTGTACGAAAATGTCGCAAACAAATTCATTAGCGTTTACAACGTCTTCAGGATTGTTGCTTTCATCACAAACAACTCTGAATGCGGCTAAACCACGGCGTGCTTGAACACTTCTTAAGTATGGCACAACTAGATTAACAAAGTTTGATCTTGTTGTCTCATCGTTCTGGTCGAACAATACATTGTCAGCCGCTTCACCGATTGTCTTTTGCAAGTCGATAAACAATCTACGAACGTTGATTCTATTTGTAGATGTGTTTCTAGTTACGAATGTCTTATCACCAAACAATACTGTACCACGACCAACTTGTGTGATTACTGGGTTAACAGCAACTTTGTACAATGTGTCTCTGTCAGCTTGTGTTGGATTGTAAGCTAAACGAACTAAGTTTTGAATACGACCATTATTGAATCCAGCTGGAGACAACCATGATTCTTGATTTGAATCGTTACGTGCCATACAACCTGCAACGTCAGCATTCAATGGAACATAAACATATGTGTCATTGTATTTGTCGTATTGGTATTTCCATCCGCTGTCTGCGACTGCGTATGTAGAACGTGTAACTGTACCAGCCCATGTAGAAATTGCAGATGCTTCTGAACCAGCATTGTTCACAACGTTTGCTCTCAATGGAGAGATACAAACAACAACGTCTTTTCTAACTTCAGCAATATCGCCAATGATTCTGTTTACAACAGTTGCATTGCCTTGACCAGCAAAGATGATTGTTGCAGGAATTTCAGACTTATTAGAATACTTCAAGTAACCAGTTGCACGATCACCATCAGTTAAAGCATTACCATCAGAACCACCATTGAAGTCATAGTTCTTAACAGTAGTTACTGAAGTGTATACTGTTGGTGTGCCGTTTGCTGTTACGAGGTTTGTACCCCAATTTGTACCAGCACCATCGTGATCTGTCCAACGAACCCATGCTGAACGATCATTGATAAGGTCTTTGTAGTAATTGCTACCACCATTTTCGGCTTTTGCATTACCTGCTTTAGATACAAGTGAGTATTTTTCTAAAACTGTGTTTGCCGTACCAGTGATTGTACCAAGTTTGTCAACAACAACAATGTGCATTTCATCACCAGATGCGCCTACTGCGGCCGCTTGCAATGATGTGCCTGGAGCGCCATCAAATTCATCAAAGAATTCCCAACGGCGAGTTGCCGAAACACCAGATGCACCAGTTAAGTGTGGGCTTGCGATTGTAAGAGATGTTGTATTTGCAATTGCAGTAACTTTAGTAGAACGACCATCTAAAACGATGAAGTCGCCAACTCTCAATTCTGTGTTTGCAGAAGAACCAACACCAGTAACTGTTGTGCCGCCTGCTGATACGCTGAACGTACCAGTCAATGCGCCAGAATATGCAGTTGCAGTTGGGCAAGTAGAAACTTTAAGCGAATTACCTAAAGCACCAGCATACTTTGCAATGAAAGGACCGATGTTGAACGATGCTGTTTCGATATATGCATCATCGTTTTTAATCAATTGACCAGTACCGACACCACCAGAACCAGTTGCTGTTTCTGTTGTAGCATTCAATGCTGTGTTTGCGACACGAACAACGAAAAGTGGTGAAGAGTATCCCAAAAAGTTTGCGGCTGACAAGAAATCGACAACGTTAGTTGAAGATGGCTTACCGAATTCGCTTACTAATTGATTTTCGCTTGCAACTTGAGTTGCAACTTCGATAGGACCCCAAGTAAATTGTCCAGAAAAAGCACCAATTGTAGATGTAGTTGATTGATTAGACGTTACCAAATCTTGTTCGGTAATTTTAACGCCTGGTGAAATTAGACTTATAGCCATTGAATTCTCCTTGTTATAATGATGTGGGTTTGTTTAATTTATTTATAAAAAATCAGATTTCTGATAGCTATCTACTTGCCAAACTTGGCCGTTCACATCAACCATTTGATTCTCGTCTTCACCGTTATTTATAAAGCCAAAAGGTGTGACTTCTTCTTCAATCATCTTAATTCTTGCATCATACAATTCTTTTCGAATGTTGATATTTGTTAAATCTTTAAAGTATGAGTTTGTTGTAAGCCAAGAAAACAGCACTAGAGGCATAACTAAGTCATCGTGATAGCCTTCATCAGCAGAGTAACTACTCTTTTTCTGAATGAATGTTGATATTTCTGAAATTGTGTCTGCATCATTGATGATGAGTTTCTTCTCTTCGACCATTGACTTGAAGTTAGAGCAACCAATGCGTTTGACTTTCTTGTCGGTCATAACACCAAGTTGAGTCTTACCACCACCAAAGCCACCATTAACAACTTGTCCTTGTGTCGTTCTATTCACGGAAATTATGTTTTCATATTCATATTCTCCATACAAAATCTCTGCAACTTGTTCTGACGAATTGATTTCAATTAGAACATATGCTTCATTGTATTCTTTGCCCACTCTGTAGATGACCGACGGATACAAAAGAGGGCTGATTTGATTATTTCTGTACTTGCCTACCATTTTGTATGGCATCTGAGTTATGTCAAGAATTACAAACGCTGAGTAGTCACCACCAACACCTTTTGCTGTGTCTGCAACAATACAATACGCATGATCTTTTTCAACGTTTTCGTAA